GACGCCGCCGATGCTGCCGGCGGCCATCACTTCGGGAACCCGCGGTAGGATGCGGCCGGCGACCTGGGGCACAAAGTATTCGGGCCTTTTCTCGCCGACGATATATCCCTGACCGGGCATCACCGGACCACCGGCGGCCCGGAACTGCGGCCCGTTCTCCGTCCCGCCGTAGGTGCCGCCGCCGCCGTTGACATTGCCGAACCCGTGGGTCATGCCGGGGATCAGCATGCTGCCGACGTTGCCGATGGTCGTCAGGGCGGTGCCGAAGATCGCGTTCTTGACGGGGTTGATCAGCGTCAGCTTGATCATTTCCTGCATCAACTCACTGATGACGGCACGCCCGACGGCCTTGAAGTCCAAGGCGGCCATTTCACCCTGGGCGAAGGCTTCCGTGATCGCCCCGCCGATCCGGTCGAACGCCTGATCGACGACGCCTTCAAGCTCGTCGTAGATCCCCTGCTGCTCGGCGATGTACAGGCTGGCTTGGACATGGGCGTCCGCCTGGGCGTAGACCTGCTCGACCAGCAGTTTCTGGGCTTCGGTCAGGTTCTGCGTTGAGGTGATCCCCATGCGGCGGAGTTCTTCGGTGGCCCGCATCCGGGCCTCGGCCCTGGCCTGTTCCCGGTCGGTCATGCCGAGCATGCCGATCTGGCCGAGATCCTGCTGCCTGCGGAAATTGCCGCCCTCTACCGCACCCTGGAGGACGCCGGTCTTCTCCTCGGACGAGAGATCCCGGAGCTTCTTCAGGTACCTATCCAGGGCCTGGGTATAGGCGTCCGTGCCCTCGATACCTTCCCGCAGGGCCATCGTCCGGGCCTGTTCCTGGATGCGAAGCTCCTCTACCGCTTCCGGGCCTTGGCCCAGGATGGCGTTGAGGGCCTGCTGGTGCTTCATCTGGTTATCCAGTTCAGCACTCTGCTCGGCCGCGATCTGTTTCCGGGTGGCGGCTTCCTGGCGGGCGGCGGCTTCCTCAACCGCGATCCCTTCCGCGAGATCGCGGGCGTAGGCCGCGGCGATCTCGTTCTCGGCATTGGCCTTCCGGATGGCGGCCTCGCCCTTGCCGGCGGCATCGGCCAGCCGCTCCGTGGCGTCGGTCTGGAGATCCAACCCCTGGATGATCTGCTGCTGGGTGCGGAACTGCTCGACGTTCTGTTCGGTCAGCAGGCCGTTTCGCTGGGACAGCCGCTCCGTTTCGGTCGTCAGGGTGCCGATCTGGTCGATTTCCAGGCGGCGGCGTGCGAGGTGACGCTCGGCCTCGGCCGGCGGCAGGGTCTTGGAGTACTCAAGCTCGGCGTCCCGCTGGCTCTGCTTGTACTCCTCCAGAGTCATCTTGAGACGTTCGGCCTCTTCCAAACCGAACAGGCGGTGTTCCATCCGTTCGCGGGCGGCGGCTTCCTCGGACCGGGTGGACTCCGACACGCCGGTGTTGTCCCGGTTCCGATCCAGCGTCGCGAGGTCGTTCTTCAACTGCTTGATTTCGGACTTCTGACCGACCCGGTTCTTATCGACGATCTTGGTAACTTCGTGGCTCTGGCGGGCCGACTCCGACCGCTCCTTATTGAGCTTCTCCTCGGCTTCCCGGAGGTTGTCGGTCTCATTGCGGGCACGCCGCAGGGCATCGATCTCCGCCTCAAGCCTCTGGACCTCGGCGTCCCGTTTGGCCTCGGCCCCGGCCCGGTCATTGCCGGGGAACTTATCCAAGTACGAGAAATCGAACTTCTTGAGCCGGTCCCGCTCCTCCATCAGGGACTGTTCCTTGGCCCCCGGTTGACCAATCGCCCGCGGGGGCTCGATGCCGACCGCCTGACCAACCGCCCGGCCAGCCCCGTCAATGAGGTCGCCGCTGAACTTGGAGATCCCGTTCCAAAGCTGGGTCCAGACGCTGAGGTCCTCAGTAGCCCCCTTGATCCGGGGAGCCAGCTTGTCGAACAGTTCGATCTGGGCTTCCTGGTGCTTGTTGGAGGCCGCCAGGGCTTCAATGTGCTTCAGTTCCGCGTCGGTTAAAAGATTGAACTCTTTCGCGAGGGACTGGGCACCCTTGACCGGATCGCTGAACAGTTCCGCGAGGCTCTTGGTCGCCTCGTCCATGTTCTGACCGGTCGCCGTGGCATAGGTCTTGGAGATGCCGATCAGCCGCTCCATCACGTCGCCGCCGATCCGGCCGGTGCGGAGGTACGCCTGCTCCTGCTCACGGGCGGCCCGGACCGAAATATTGCCGGTCTCCGCGGCCCGCTGGGCCAACTGTTCGAGGTCGCCGGCCGTCAGGCCGCTGGCGTTACCCATCAGCCGGTTGGCGGTCGTGACCGCCCGCATGGAGGACTGGTAGGATTCAAAGGCGGCGACGCCGGCCAGCACGACGGCGGCGAACCCCGTCACGCCCATGGCGGCCTTGGACATGGAAAAGCTGAACGCCTGGGCGACTTGAGGACCCTGCTGCAACAAAATTTGCATAGGACTCATACCGCTTCCAAGCGAAGCGATAATATCGGAAGCGGTGAACTTGAGGGTGTTTAGCTGCTCAGCCGAGAGGCGGGCGGACGCGGCGGCCTGCCGGTGCATCCGGTCGATGGCCTGCTCGCCCTTCCGGGCTCCCTTATCGAAGGCTCCGGCGGCGTCATCGACGCCCTTCTTGGCCTTGTTGAGTTCGGCCCTCAGCCCGGCCGTAGTCGCTTCGATACGGACCAAAAGTCCGAAAATTTCCTGGGACATCTTAGTCCGTCCTCCCCTGTGATAGCGTATTTACCCAAGGGGAGGGATCGGATTAAGCCACGCCTGCGGCCTCCAGCTTCTCGCGGAACTGTCGGAACTTGGCCCGGCGATCCTGCTCTTCGGCGGCTTCCGGATTGTTCATCCGGTTCCAGGCGTCGATGGCGACGAACAGTTCAACGGGAGTCACATCCCAGAACTCGCCCGGTCGCCAGCCGATCTGGCAGGCCAGCATATTCAGGCGGCGGAAGGGGATTCCGTCTTCGGGGTCTCCGCCGCCGGAGCTTCCCCCTCTGGGTCGGGCTCCTTGCCGCCGGTCAGGACCTCGGCCATCATCTTGGCGATGACCGGCACCGTCTCGATGACGCCGTGACCGATCAGCATCTCGCCGATCTGGTCGTCGGTGACCTTGTGGCCGCCGGCACGGGCAGCCGCGGCCACCACGGCGACGACTTCGGCCATCCGGTAGGACGCCGCGGAGAACCGGTAGAGGATCTGGACGGACCCGGAACCGGTCCGGTCTTCCCACTCCGCCACGGCACTGTAGGTCGGGCGGAGCAGAAGGACGTTGTCACCCAGGGTGAGGCGAACCTCACCCCGGTGCTTGTTTGCAACATTAGACATTTGGTGTGTAGCCTAACTCTGATGGATTAGGGGACGGCAGTCAGTGCCGCAGCCGGGGTAAGCGTAATGGAGTATTTGGTTACATCTGAAACCGATCCGCTGATGTTGAACGCGGTGATGTAGAAGCTACCAGTATAACCACCACCGCTTGCATCGAACACGATTTTGCACGCGTGAGTGGTGCCGTTGACCCAGGCAGTCTCCAGGGCGTCAAGCTGTGCACGGGTGGTGTACAGGTTGCCGTTCACGGAAACCGTGCCGGACCGGGTGGTCGCGAGACCGGTCTGCCAGCCGTTGTTGCTCTTGTCGGTTGTATCAGCGATCTGAACACTACCGTCAAATTGTGTGTCGGTCTGACCTTCCAACGTAACGTAGCTGGCCGGGGCGTTGGCCGTGACGCCAACCTGCAAGAGGCACGAAAGGCCCTTCTCATTCGCCATAGTAATACTCCAGAAGAAAGGCCCGTGGGCCAGGAAAAGCTGAAGTATTTAGCCGAAGAGCCTTCGGTCGATTACTGCTGTTAAACCATGATCCGGAAGGTCGCCGTGCCGTGCTGGGTGAAGCCGTCGGGATCGCGGAAGGTCTGCATTTGGGTGCAGCGGCTGACTGCTTGCAGGTCGTCGATGGCGAGATCGATATTATGGAGCAGTTCCCGCACCGCCATGGTCATGTCCCGGATCTCCTTCCTGCCACGGCTGGTTGACCAGCAGTGGATCGTCAGGGAGACGGCGAACTGGTCGCCGGTCTTGTCCGAGAGGTCGGTCACGATGTCGTCGCCGATCTCGATGTAGGGGCAGACGGCGTCGGGCGGCACGTAGTCGTAGATCGGCTGGTCCATGCCGGCGGACAGGATCTCATAGACGCGTTTCTGGATCGCGGACGTGACGGTCATTCTGGCGTGCCTCCTGCGGGTTTCGACGATGATCCTCCTAGCCCAGGCCATTCTTGGGGTTTCGGCTTCTCAGGCTTGATCTTGACCGCCGACGTGCTGAACTGGTCGAGCACCCGGACGGCCGCTTCTTCGAGCCGGCGGACAATTCTGGGCCTGCGGACCTCGTAGGCGGGCTTGACGAACGGCCGGGGTCGCGTGCCAGGGTGCATGCGGCCTTCCTGGATCGCCGCTTTCCCGGCCTTGAAATCCCGCTTACTGACCCGGAGCGACGACCCTTCACCCAGGGCGTGCGGCCGGGTGCCGTGTTCGATCCACAACGCCAGCGTGTTCATCCACTGCTTGTTTCTAATATCCTTCATGCCGGCCCCGGCACCGACCTCGGCTGACAGACCCTTGCCGCCGATATCGACGGCGATGCTGCGGAGCAGTTCACCGGTATCGACACCGCCGACCGCCCGGAGGTTGGCCTCGATGGCCCGCATCAGGCCCTCGGCCTCCTCCTCGATGATCCGCCGGATCTCGGCCGTCAGTTCGCTATCCTCGGCCTGAATACGGCGGAACAGCGTCTGCATCCGGCCGTTGATCTCGACCCGCTTGGCGTCCCGCGGCCGAAACTGCATCGGCCCGATGAAGTTGGGATCGATCTTCCGCGGAGCCATCAGGTCGGTCCGCCGGCTTCGGCTTCGATCATCCGGAACGCCGACCGGGGACCGGGATCGCTGGCCGAGACGATATCGAGGATCTGGCCCTGCCAGAGCAGCCGGTGACTGACCAGGATGCCCTTGCGGTTGCGGATCGTGATCCGGTAGAGGTCACGGGCCTGAAGCTTGTCGGAGTGCAGGATTTCGCGGCCGGACAGCGGCTTGACCTCGGCCCACAGGG